ATGACATCGTAAACGCCATGTTCAATATTGAATCAGCCGGGAGTCTGGATGAATTAAAACAGGTCTATGTGAGCATGGACAAAGCACTGGCAAAACATCCGAACGTGATCGAATCCAAAGACAAGCGCAAAGCCGAATTGGAACAAGTTAATCAGGAGGAAGAGCAATGAAAATCCACACAATTCAACAAGGCAGCCCGGAATGGTTTGAACTCCGGGTCGGAAAGATTACAGGCGGTGCAGCGAAGTCAATGATTGGGGCAAAATGGCTCGAACTATGCGACCGAATCGCAGCAGAACAGGAAACCGGATATTCAGATGATCAGTTCGATATGTTCGAATCAGAAGATATGATACGCGGTAAAGACCTTGAACCGATTGCACGGGCCGAATACGAACGGCTCAGAGCGGTTAAGGTAGAGCAACTCGGATTCGTTCAGCCTGATGGGATCGAGCATTTCGGGTTCAGTCCTGATGGATTCGTACCGGGCGAATCAGGTTACATTGGGGCAATCGAAATCAAATCACCGCGACCGAAAAAGCACCTGACTTACATCAGGCAGGGTAAGATACCGACCGAACATGAAGGGCAGATTATTGCCGCGTTTCTTTGCTGCGATTCTTTGAAATGGGTCGACTTTGTTTCGTACTGCCCTGAAATCGAACGCTGCCCGATGTATATCATTCGGGCTGAACGCGAACTATGGCAGAACGTGATTGAAGAGTATCGAACCGGCATGATCAAATGCGGGAATCAAATCGCTAAAATCCGCGCACAATTACAAACCATTAACGAACCTGTTTACTAACATGAAACAAAGAAGACCGGAGCGGAATGTTCACAACCTTGACATGATCCGCAAGTACAACAAAGAAATGTATGCCAATCTCGGTAAGGCCATTGAGCAATTCGTTTGCATGAAAAATGGCCGGTACGGTTACGATTACCGGGTAAGGATTGCTGCAATCGCAAACAATGTCACCCAGTCGCTGCTCAAACATGCACTGGAACGGTATTACGGTTGGTTTGAAAAGCCTGTTGAGGTTTCTTTCTATCAGGAAATAACGGGCGATGTTGCAATGTTCGCTCATCACAAAGGAAAATTTGAGTAAATTTGTCCCGGTTAGAGGTGGAATCCTGATCGAATGTAAAACATTTTTGCCCTGAGAGGGCTGCGAGGTAAAGGGAAACCTGAGCCGATTCCACCGCAGCTTTTTCAGGGCTTTTTTAATATGCAACTAAGAGAATACCAAGAGCGGTTCGTTCGCAATATTGCTGAATCATTGGTGAAGCATAGAAAGGTTGTTGCACAACTGGCAACAGGTGGAGGCAAGACAATATGCTTTTCTGCAATTTGTGACAGGTACATAAAAAAATCGGGCAAGTCAGTTTTAATATTAGTCCATCGAAAAGAATTGCTAAAGCAGGCGGTTCATTCAATATGGAAAGCAAATGAAATTTACGCTCAGGCAGTAATTGCCGGAATGAAAGTAATTCCAACCGCGCCTGTTTATGTGGCAATGGTTGAAACCGCTTATAAGCGTTTGGATAAGTTTCAAAATATTGGACTGGTAATAATTGATGAGTGCCATTTGGGAAATTTTACAAAGGTGATTGATTACTTTACCGATCAATACATCATAGGATTTACCGCAACACCTCTGGCATCGAAAAAAGATAAGCCGCTTAAAAACTATTTTGATTCAATCGTTTGCGGAATTGATATACCTCAACTTATCGAATCAAAACACCTTTGCCGGGAGATATGTTATGGCGCGGCAGAAACAGTTAATAGAGCCGAACTCAAAATGAAGATGGGCGAATTTGATGAGCAGCAAATGGCGATTCAATTTAGCAATCCTAAATACATTCAATCAACTGTTAACGCATATCGGCAGCATTCGGAAAACCGAAAGACCATTGTGTTTAACTGCAACGTGGAGCATTCAAAACTTGTCACTGAAGCATTCATTAAAGCCGGGTATAATTGCAAACATTTAGACGCGGAAAGCAACGATAGAGATAAGATTTTAGAATGGTTTGCGCATACACCGGATGCGATACTTTGCAATGTCGGAATAGCTACAACAGGATTCGATCAGCCGGATATTGAAACGGTAATAGTTAATAAGGCCACTGCATCCATGCCGTTGTGGTTGCAGATGTGCGGCAGAGGCGGCAGGACTCATCCGGTCAAATTAGCATTTACTATTATTGACTTGGGAGGAAATACCGTTACTCATGGGTTTTGGTCAAGCCCACGCGATTGGACTGATATTTTCTATAACCCTCCAAAAAAAGGCAATGGAACTGCGCCTGTAAAAGACTGCCCGGAATGCAAGGCTTTAGTTCATGCGCGATGTATGGAATGCCCTGAATGTGGTTATGAATTTCCTAAACCACCCATATCTGAGGACGCACATATTCAGGAGTTTATGGTATTGTCAAAAGAGTTGGATGTAATGGATTTGATTGAAAAAAATACACGATACAAAGAGTATCACTCATTTTATTTAATTTCCCGCGAACTTGCAAAACAAGCTAAAAATACTATACCGAAAATGACAGATGAAAACTTTGAATTTCTTTTAAACAGAAACATCGAACTTGGTCGCGATTGGTGCAAGGCTGCAAAAAAAAGATATACACAATGGCATACAGATCAAATCACAACTACAATTCAAAATGAACTTTCTAAACTATTCCCAACATGGAAAAAATCTTCATCTCTCAGTACGCAAATGTAAAAGACAGTCAAGCGCAAGAAGTTGAACTGCATGACTTTTTACGCGATGTTAAAAATGGAACATGGCAAGACAGAGTTCTATACATTCGCACAATTCAAGATAAAAAACTTCGGTCAGCAGAAAAACAAAAATGCCCACTGGTAACCATTTCTGGTTCATTCCATGAGCGCAAAGATGCAGCCATCCGAAAGCACTCAGGATTTATCGCCATTGACATTGACGATATACCCAACGCTGAAACGGCTAAAGATCTGTTTGCAAATGACCCATACGTGTATGCAGCGTTTGTTTCGATATCCGGTAACGGTCTATGCCTGCTTATGCGGATTGATCCTACCAGACATGCCGATGCTTTCCTCGCTATTGAATCTTACATCTATGAACAATATCAGCAGATAGTTGACCAATCAGGAAAGAACGTGAGCAGGGCAAGGTTCATAAGCTATGATCCGAATATCTACATTAACGAAAAGGCACAGGTATTTAAAAAGTATCTGAAAAAGGAAACCAAAAAACAACCGCCTAAAATCGTATTTGTTCAGAATGACTTTGACCGCATCGTTAACGAGATGGTGCAGCGTGGGGTTAACATTTGCGAATCTTATTCAGAATGGTTAACTGCCGGGTTTGCATTGGTTCGACAATTCGGTGAACTTGGCAGGCATTACTTTCATAGTCTTTCCGCGCTCAGTTCAAAATATAACGCAGCCGACACAGACAGGCTTTACGATAACTGCATCAAGGCAGCAGCAGCACGTAACGATAACAAGGCAACCATCGCATCAATTTACTACCATGCCAAACAAGCAGGCATCGAGATTTACTCTGAAAAAACAAAACAGATAATCCGATCCGCAGCATCGCAGCGCAAGTCAGGGGTTGGCAAAAAAGATATTGAAAAATCACTGCATGAATTTTCAAACATATCACCCGATGAATCCGCACCAATCATTGATCAGGTTATAGGAAATGATATAAAGTACAAGTCAGATAATATCATTGATGACATAGTGCAATTCTTAAAGCCATACAAGCTGAGAAAAAACCTGATCACCCGCAACATCGAATGGAAAAGCAAGCCGATTGATGATTCGGATATCAATTCAATTTTTCTCGATGCTAAAATTGCCTTTGAACAATGCACAAAGGAATTGATCTGCTCGGTACTATTCAGCAATCGGATTGAAGCATACAACCCCATCCATCAATTTTTCACGGGCAGAAATGAACCACAGGATCACTGTCCTAATCTGATGCTTCTGCTTGAATCAATCATAACAGATACACCCAATCATGACAAGTGGATTACTAAATGGCTGGTCTCTGCGGTTGCTTCGGCATACGGCAAACATTCTCCTTTAGTCCTTGTCCTTTGCGGTGAGATTCAGGGTACTGGAAAAACGCACTGGTTCAGATATCTTTTACCGCAATCCCTCCAATCCCTTTTTGCCGAATCAAAAATGGATTCGGGAAAGGATGACGAAATCCTGATGACAAAGAAATGGATCATACTTGATGACGAGTACGGCGGCAAGTCCAAACGGGAAGAGAAAAAGCTGAAAGAAATAACATCAAAGCAATGGATAAACGTTCGAGAGCCTTATGGCCGCGTTTCCGTCGATTTAAAGCGTTTATCTGTCTTCTGTGGTACAAGTAACGAAACGCAGATATTAAATGATCCTACGGGCAACAGACGCATAATCCCACTGCATGTACTGGATATCAACAAGGACAAATATAACCAATGCAACAAGGAGGCACTTTGGGTTGAATTACACGCATTATATCAGGCCGGGTATGATTACACCGTACTGGCAGAGGAAATAAACCAACTGAACGCAAATACGGAAGATTTCAAACAGTCATCACCTGAGGAAGAATTGATCGCGTACAAATTGGCTCCTGAAGGATTCCTACCCGAATGGCTCAATATTACCCAGATCATTCAATACCTGATCGCAGATACTAAATACAACACCCTATCAAATAC